GATAAAGACCTGGTGTTGTTCCACCGAGTTGTCCAGATTCTCCTGGTTGGTTTTTCTTTATTTCTTCCGACATATTGTCACCTCCAAGTTTTTTACTTATCTAAATAAGTCGGCTGTTTTGAGGAAACGTCCGCCCCATAGGGATTTTTCAGATTTTTCCATCTGAAGTTCCTGCACGATCTCGCCTAGATCGCCAGACTTTCGGAAAGCGGTATCTGCTTCTACAGCGTCGACTCTCTTTCCAAACTCATTAAAACGTTCATTTGTTGCAGCAATGTCTTTGGCGACTGCTTCAAGTGAATTTTTTACTGCATCTGTATCAACCTTGCTGGACTTAAGCATTTCTACTTCTGCCTGCAAAGACTTTACAGTTTCTACTAAATCGCTAAAGGCTGATGTAATAGTATTCTTGATTTCTGCAATTGACTCTGCAACTACATCATCTGATTTAGATACTTCTGAAGTTTCTTCTACTGTTTCTGCTGCAACTGTCTCTTCAGACTTTGCAACTTCTTCTGCTACTGTGGCTTCTTCAGCCTTAGCAACATCTTCTGTTGCTGGAGTCTCATCTGACTTTTCAGCAACTTCTGCAACAGGAGCCTCTACTACGGCATCTGCCTCTGGAGCGATTTCTTCTGACTTTGTAACTTCTGTTGTTTCTTCAACAACTGCTGTTTCTTCTGTCATAGGATTTACCTCCTTGTTGATCTTAGAAGTATTAATGCCTTTAGCACTATCAACTAAGAATTTGACCATATCTATCTTTTCGTTGTCGTTTTTTTCAACGAAACCTATATTTTTCATTGGGCTTCCATTTGTTGGACTTAGTACTGACTCTTCTTCAGATACCATTACTATTCCAGATTCTTCATCATAAAAAACATTTTCAAGTGCAACATCTACACCCTTAACAACAGCAACACCATCTACTTTTTCTACTTGCATAATATTTGCAAACTGGTTTGCTGGTGAATCTACTAATGATAATTCAACAAGATCATAATCTTTAATAATTCTAATTGTGGAATCTGACTTCTCATCATATCCGTCATCCCACTTATTCATACGGCCACCGATTGAAAATCCTGTATATGTGCCGTCCAAAACTTTTTCCCATGCATCTTGTGCACCTTTAGAAACATATGCAGAAACAAAAACACCGTTATAAAACTTTTTTGTATTTGGATCAAAGTATTTATCTTGTTTAAATGAAACCATTTTTCCAACTGCTGATGGCTGATGCATTTCACGAATGTTTCCACGGAATGCAGAGAATGCTTTCATTGATGCTTCTGCTGTAACTATATCGCCTTGCTTATCAATGTTGTCAAGGGATGCAAAGCCAGAGACGATACGTCTCTCTTTATCAACCTTCGCAAATGGAAGGGAAAGTCTTACTGAGTCGCCACTGGTATCCCAATGGGCTTTAGATATAGTCATACTAGAATATATTATATAACCTTTTTTACTAATGTGTTAAAATGACCTACTCTGATGCCCTGCCCTCGCCTTTGGGATTTCTTCCATCAACGGTGGCTGTACCATCAGACTGGTTATTAACTCGTTCTGCATCTCTTTGTCTACCCTGGTTTAACTGGGCTGGTTCGTCTCCTCCAGTTATCATTGGTAAACCAAGAATCTGTCTTGCCTCATTTGGAACCATAACCTGGGTTTTTACATATCGTTCCAAAATCTGAGACTGTGCAATTTCATCTGTTAGTGTAAGTTCGTTAAACTTTAACTCTAAAATATCAGTTTTTTCTCTAATAACCTTATTAATCATTTTTTCAATTTGTCTCTGGGCTGGTCTGGCTACCTGCTCTTTAAAGGTACGATCCTGTGCAAGTGCTGCTGCTATTGCTCCAGAATCACCACCACCAATCTTAGACAAAGGCACTTGGTGTGCTATCAAAATATCATCACGGTTTTGTTTACGATATCTTTCAAAGGAGCCCTCTTGAACCCCATTCTCAATAGGCTCCATTTTAAACTCAACCTTGTTGGTATCTGTGTCACCTGGTAATGGAATATATAGCGTTCTGTGATTTTGTCCCTTTAGGCCAGTCTGCAAAAATCTAAACATTTTATCTTCTGCATCTGCAGAAAGTTTTGCACCCTTTAACCACACAACATATCTTGGAACTGCCTTGTTTCCAAAATAATCAATGTTGTATTGTGCTGCTAATTGATCTCCCTGTAATGATGTAATAGCAGACATAATATCTGGAACACCATAAAACGTGTTTAGTGGAGAGTATTGCTTAAAGTGAATAATTTCATTTGGTCTTGTATCTGATGTTACTGGATTTGGATTTGTTGCACCAAAGTTACGGAAATACACAACCTTATTTCCAATTATTTGCAAAAATCCGTCACGTAATCTTCTCACACGAATTGTTGTTGCTGGAATGTGTCCTACATATCCGATCTCACCAGTTACGGTTCTACCAATTTCTAAATATCCATTACCCACTGCCTGTACGTCAGTATAGACTTTTTCCATTGTTGTGGTAAAAGAGTCATCGTCATTTAATGACTCTAGCCAATCACGTAATTCTATCTTTGCTCTTTCAATTCTGTTACGTGCACGACCAACTGCATCTTTATCGCTTGAAGACTCTAACTTAAGCATTGTTCTTGGAGAAATTTCAAAGTCGTATCCAAGTCCAACAATATTTTCTACCTTAGCATCAATTGCAGCATGATTAGCAAAAGACGTATCGTAATAGTTTGCAAGTTCATAAAGATTCCATGGCGGAGTTATAACATCAAATAAACCATAGCCGTTACGATATACGGTTCCTGGATTAATTTCTTTTGATTGTGCACCATTAATTCCAACTTGGTTAGTTCTTGCACTATCCATATATGCTTGACCAGGCTCATTAGCCTTTGAAAGCCTTGCTGCTCTACGCTTAAAATTGTTATCCAGTCCAGATAAAGATTTTAGATCTTCCCAGTTTTTATTAAATGGATCTGCCTTAGCAAAAGAATCATCTTGCTGAATAGCATTATCAATTCTTGCACCTATAATATATTCATTTTCTTCTGACATTAGTCTTGTGCTCCATAACGCTTAATTGTTTGCTGTGCTGCATGCACTGCTCCAAGATCGTTAAGGTTTGGAATTAGCCCCTGACGCATTCTTTCTTGTTGCTCTGCATACTCTTCATCTGAAATTCTATTAAGGCCTGCAAAAAATATTGCTTCACCATCTGGCTCTCCATAATGTGCTGCTGCCGACTTTAATTCTGCAATCTTGGCAATATCACCTTTCATTGCTGGGATATTTAGTACGTTTCCCTGACCATCAGTAAACCACTTACCATTAGATTTTTTCCAAACATAAACGCCCCAATCATAGTTTTTGTCTATGACTTTTATTTTAGTTTTACCTAGATTTGGCTTTTTCTGGTCTTTCATAACCACAAGTATACCATACTATACGGCATTTTGGATTTTAGATTGCCATGAAATATCTGCATAAACCTTATATTGGTATCCGTTTAGCCTAAATTCTCGTGTATCGTCAACTATGATTTTGTTGGTTCCAGTATAACTCTTGTAGATGTCTGATGGCTTTACTCCATAATATGAGGTTGTAGATAGCACTAGTACCCCCTGCCAAATATATGCAGAATCCCAGTATTGCCAATCAAACTGTAATCCGCCATCTCTTTTAACCCTAAACCATGGTCTTTCAATGACGTTTTGTACTTCCTGTAGGTTAGTAGATTTATAATGAGAAACTAGATTAACTAAAAGTGGGCCATTGATTTTAATAGAGCCAACATAATTGGTAAAATCTAATAAGTTAGAAAATGATATTCCAAGGAAAGACCACTCTTTAATCGTTATTGTTGGATCTTTAACAATCTTTCCATTTAAGTAAAAGCCAATCCCCTCTTCTACCTGACCAGTTTTTGCATTAATGGCATAAATTCTTGCTCTCTTGCCATCTGGGTGTGATGCAACCATAAAGAATTTAATTAAATAGTCCTTGCTTTCTATTTCAAAAATTTGTGTTGGAGCATATGGGAAAAAGTCTTCGTCAAACCGTATCGCTGCCTGCATTGCCATAACCTTATAATCTGATGATGATGCTGGATTAATTGGAATAAAAATACCACGATTAACAAGTGGATCATATTGTCCACGAACCTGAATACCAGAATATCTGGTTAAGTAAAGATATGGAGAACTACCTTTGTAAATTGTAAATGGATTTTGGTTTTTAAAATCATAATAGTATCCAGTTTTTCTATATGGATAAATTGGCACTGCAAATCTAGTTCCAATTTCGTTAGGAGACACATCATTGAAGGCCTGAGATGCTAACTGTAACTTTTTAACTTGTACTTTATTTTTTAATACATTTTTAATTTTAAAATTAAGTTCTACAACTATTGCAAGATCATTGAAGTTGGCGCCTTTTGGTGGATAAATTAACATGTTATCCACAATCTCATACTTTGTTTGTATCCAGTCGTCTTGTGGATCAACAATCCCTATCTTTGGAGCCATCTCTTTATTAATAAAAAATGAGTCTGGGGCATTTGCACCTGTTTCTAAATATTGAAATGTTATGTATGATTTTACTAAAGAATTAGACGTATCATATTTATAGGTTTTTTCTGATTTATTTTTTAAATCATTGTAGTCAAGATATCCTGTGAAAAGGTGATTATCTAACGACTCGTAGGTTCTTAAAACTGGGTTTGAATATTGAGAATGCAATTCTCCATATGTCCATTCACCCTCTGTTTCTTCTTCCAGGAATATAGATGGTGCTGGATAATTGACATTAAATTGTATAAAGTCTAAATCATAATATGAGTCACCACGTGGATCAGTAACATACTGTGCAAAATATGAGAGAGGTATTTGATCTTCCCATGTTCCCTGAATATCTATTGTTAAAGAAAACTTGTCAAAATCTATAACTGGAGAAAGTGTGTATGTCGCTGTATGCATATCTAATGTATTGCTTGCAAATGATGTTGGCGATCCACCATCTAAAATATAAAGCCAAAAATACTGACTTGTTCCGTAGTACTGTCCTGCATCATAATCTATTTGAGAAGAGTATAAATTGAATATATTTTCAAAGTCTGCTGGTACTCCTAATGTTGAATTGAATACGTGAGAAATAGATAAAAAGTTTTTGTTACTAGAAAAACCAATATGATATATATTTCCATCGAACGTATTGATTAATTCTTTACATCCACCAACATATAATTTTGCTGATGATAAGTTACCAAAAAACGAAGTAAGTCTGCCACCATAATATGTTACAAATGTTGGTATGTCGATTCCAGCAACAAAGTCATCTCCAACCAAAATTGAACTAGACTCATATATTTCATCAATATTTGTTTGAGATTGACCATTAGATAATTCTTCATATTTAAATAAATATTTAATTTTATTTCCAACAAGTTCAATGCTGAAGTATTCTTTTGTAACCGCATTATCTATTCTAAACAATACCTTGGTTCCTACTACATTTGAAACCTTAAAAATACCATATAATGCTTTAGATGAAGTGACCATAGATATGTCATCAAACAGAAGATATCCATTAGTATCAGACCATCCAGTTGGCTTTAATTTAAGATATAAGTTATCTTCTGTTGGCAAATTCTTACATGCGTCATATAATTCATCTACAGTTTTATTACTTAAAAATATTTCTGGCAACTTGTAGTCTTTTGTTGTTAAAAAGTTATTAGTTACAGATAGGTTATCTATGGATGCCTGAGACCACGATCCAAGATCTGGATACATATAGTTGTTTGAATAGTCAGCAAACGGATAATCTATAAACATTGATGTTCCGCTATATGATGCATTAATATTTTCTGGAACTTCTACTCCTTGACCATAAACAAATCTTCTTTTTGCAACTAATGATGGAACTGGATAAGAATATATAGACACACAATCAACTTCTACTGGAGAAACATCTTCATATGAATAAAATCCAAGCCAGTCCTGAGTCTTTCCAGATTCAGATAAAAGTTTGGGAAATGATAGGCTCGATGTTAAAATGTTCAAGGATATAACCTCTTCGCCATTAATCATAAGCGATGCTGAATTATTACTATATTTAATATGTACGATCATTGGTCTTGTCCACTCACCAATGTAATGTGATCCAAATGTTTCTCCTACCTTCAAAAGTATGAATGGTCCTTCTACATAAAGGCCATCTGTTGATGATATTGGACCAAAGATTCTTTTTCTAGATGATGAGTCTGAGTTTACTCTTAACCACATTTCTAATGTATACTCTTTAAATTTTCCAGAATCATTTAAAAATCCATAACCAGGAATTATTAGTGATGGCTTATTGTTATTTGGAGAAAGTATGGTTGTATTTCCTGAACCATAAACAATTGGTATACCAGAGTTTTTAGCAACAAGCGCATTATCAGTTACAAAATAATATCCAGGGGTATTTTGTAATCCATAAGATGTTGCCTCTATTACAAATGATGGATCAAGTGCTATTGATGATGGCAAAGATATTTTGTTTGATCCTAAAGAACTTGAATTAAACTCTTCTGCCCATTGACCTGCAGTAACACCATTAACAAAAAATATGTAATCATCTGTCGATTCTGCGCCACCAATATAGTTAACCTTTAATACTAATTTTACTGCTGCAACTTCAGATGGTATTGTAAATGTTTCAGAAACAAATATCCATCTATTATAAACAGATGTTCCATAGTTTTTTAATTTCTCAACTGTTGATGCTGTGGTTTCATCGTAATACTGATACCCTATTTCTATACCAGAAATATATGGACTGTTAGAATATATGTACGCTCCAATTGAAAAAGTTGCCATATAAGTATTTAAATCTTCTAAATTAAATACCTCGTCACTAATACAAATAATTTTTGAATAATCTTCAGATGTTACATTGCCGACTAGTTTGGTAACTGATGATGAAGGAAATGGTTCGTCTATCATTGTAGAATCTACAGTTGCAGTTCCACCAGTTACCGTCCAATTATATACTTTGCGATCATTTTCTGAAATTAAAGAAATATAGTCTGCCTGATCGTCCAAAGCCCAAAGAACTGTCGGGTGTTCCGAAAATATTTTTTCTGCGTATAGGTTCGATGGACTAGACATAATAAGTCTATTTTATCATACTACGATATTTTTATTTCACAATAATCTGTAGTGCAATATGCCTCTCCCTGGGCTTCAAGGTTATCCACTCCGTCATAAATAGCAGACCAATCAATTTTTTTAATCTTTCCAATATACTCGTTATATTCATCCTCTGTTATTTGAGTGTATGGCTGTTGTGGATATACTGTATTGCCCATAGGTAAAAATGATACGGCCTTCAATTGCCCCTCGTACATATGCAGCGCTGGAGCAACATGTTTAGATTCTGACTCTTTATCAAATGAAAGAGTTACAGAAACTCCATTATCTGACCAGTACTTTTGAGCAGTTGCTGCAAGAGCAATCTTTTCAAATAGCGTTACATCTTTTTCGGAACGTGCATGTCCAGATTTTACTGGAAAATAAACAACAGATGTATTTTGTGATACAACATCTTTTTCAATCTTATATCCTGCTGCTTTAAATAAATGCATCATAGGATCTGTCTCACCAAACCTAATTGCACGAAGGAAAAAGTTTCCTCCAGGTCCCCAGTGAACTCCAGGAGTCGCACCAGAAAGAATAGAAACTGATCCTGAAGGCTTTACAGTTGTTACACGAATTGATTCACGAACACAAAGCCATTCGGAATATTGATGATCATATTTACGAATAGTATTATATCCCTCATCCATCCATTCACGGACTGTTGGCAAACCATTTTTATCTGAGAATGATGCAATACCTGTAAGCGATGTTCCAATGCGACGATTACGCTGCATGATTCCATTTGTTTGTTGCCAATGTGTAGGAACAAGAGTTACAGTTTTACCATATAGATAGGCAAACTTAAGGGTACGCAAAAAATCTTCCTTGGATTCATGACGATTTAAATGTACTTCTACAAGTGTACAGAGTTCGTATGACTCTAGTGGCTGCTCTGCACAAGGATTAAAACCCATTACTCTATAATCCTTACCGTCTGGCGCATCCTTAAGTCTGCCATAGTTTCTTGCAACATCAAGCCATATGAAGCCTGGCTCTCCGTTATCTACAATTCTGTCAACATATTGTTCGTAATTCGTTCCAACTGTTGCAGATATAGAATTATTAGACATCCAGGCCCATCCTGGATTTTCTGGATCGAAGGAATTTCTTTCTGGAAATACATCTGGATTTTTTAAATTAATAAAAGAATCATCTCCAGAAGCACCTAATGCAAGCGTTGCAGACCTTCTAACATTTCCAGCAACAACGCATGTTCCAATTAAATTAACAATATCTACTATAGCCCTAGAATCAAGTATTTCGCCTGTTCTAGTACCGATTACCTTACGAATGCTGTTATGTAACTTAATCAGTGGTTCTGGGCCACTGGCGACCCCTCCAAAGCCCTTAATTGGTGCTCCTAGAGGTCGTATTAGACTGTAATCAAACTCTTGAATATTTTGGTTTGGTCTAAGAAATGAGTTAAGGAGAAGTCTAACTGATTCGACCCAGCCTTCACGTGTATCTGGTATTTCATATTTTACAACTGGTTCTGTTGGGGCATAGATTTGAAAATTCTTATCCTGTCCAACAGTATCAAACCCAACACCAACACCAAGCATCAAGGCATCCATTGTCCACGCAAATAATGCACCTGGATCATTCTTATCTAAATCTTTTGTAGATACCATTGCACAATTTTGAAGTGCAGCAGAATTTCTTTTTTCCATAGTCATTGGAGTTCCAAATGCCCACATACCACGACCTGGTGGAGTCCATTTTAATTCAAACATCCGTTGAAATGCTTCTTGGGCAGATTTCTGTGCTTTATAGTCATTCCATGGAAGCCTATTTTCTTTAGCCCAATTCTTTTGGACTGAATACATGCCCTCAATTACACGACGGCAAACCTCGTGCCAGCGTTCTTTAGTCCCATCTTCCTTCATACGGGAGTAGGTACGAATAAACGTAATCTCTCCTAATGAGTTGCCACCAGCGTCTATAAAACCAAAGGGCGACTCCTTTGACTTATACTCATTTATGAACTCATCTGGTAAACGAAAACTAAAAAAATCTGACATGTGTTTCTCCTTTTAAAAAACTGTGATTGTGTAAGTATAGCAGAGTTTTTAATTTTTGTAAACTCTCAAGTTATTATTGATACTTATTGTTCAGACTTAATACCTTTAGATCCACAACGGATACAGGTTTGATAAGTTCTCATCGTATATGGACAAGATGATTCTTCTATCTTGTGACCAATAATCAAACATTTAATCTTATTCATTTTCAATTACCTCAAATGATATTGCTCTATTAGGACAATGTAATTGTGCAGTCTTAACCTTTTCTAATAAAGAGTCTTCAACGCTATACTTCCAGGTTTTTCTTTCACTTTCAACAAGATCAAAAACTTCTGGTGCATCAAACACGCACTGCCCCCAAGCCTGACAATCTTTATTTATTTTAATATTAATCGCCATAAGAGTCTATTTCTTTTAATGCTGAAAGTATTTCAGACTTTACATTTTCATAACTATCAAAATCTGTATCAGCAATATCATCGTGCAATTTTTTAATTTTTTTCTTTAATTCAAGGTAGGCCATATTGTTTTGTTGAGCATTTCTTTCTGCCATACGCTTTCTTTCTTTATCCATACCTTTCATAAAATTCCAAATACTGTTTCTATAGGTATCACGATCTAACCTAAGTTCCTTGATAGTGAGTCTAGTATCTATTGTATATTTATAAATAACTAAAAACCCTATCAAGGATACTATAGAGAGTAAGAGAGCAATGGAGATTCCATGCATAATTATCCTTCAACGATTTTAATATTATCTGAGCATTCTTGAACAAGAATATCTGCCAACTCTTTAATGACAGTAAACTCATACTTGCCAGAAACGTTTATCTTTACTTCTTCCATTATAACCTCCTATATCAATGGGATCCAGTGTTGTTCCCACTCCTTTGGAATAAATCTTAGTGGGATTACATCATAAGCAATAGTAATTCTTGGTCCATCCCAAGACCAGTCACCCATTGCATGAGGATGTCCTGTTTCTGATAGAATTGCACGATTGTTTTTATTATCTACTGCAATTTCTTTTTCAAAAACTCTATAGTGTGTTTGTGAAGGCTCTGCCTTAACGCAATAATATCCATGAAAATGAGGAGATCCTTCTCCACCATGTTCGTGCCAATCTAACTTTCCAATATGATTATAGTTAACATTAAACCATCCCTGAACATAAAACTGCTCTTTAATAAAGTCTAATTCGTAATGGTTACATGCATCAATTGTCATATCTCTTACTGCTCTGAATAACGTGTGAATATTTGCATCATAGAATTGGAATACATTATATTTGTTCCAGTTCATTGTGGTTACGCTACCAGAATTGTCCCAAGGAGTTTTATCATTTTTATCTCCTTTAATAAGTTCTCCACGATTAATTCTTTCATATTGATGAACTAAAAGTTTCTCTAGTTGTTCTAGATCATTCATCTCTATCTGTCTTTCAAAGAATTTATGCTCTTTTGTTGATTTGCTATTACTTGGTTGATTGGCATCGCCATACTCATACTGCTTTTCCATTTTTTCCCCTATCTATATTTCTTTCTTATCCATCTATGTTTTTTATAGAATCCATAAATATAATTTCTTTTTCTTTCAAGATCCCATAGACCTTCTGCCTGTAATTTGTGGTCTACCTCCATTGTCCAGTTTGCTCTCTTTATTGGAATAATAGACATAATTGGAGTACCCTTTTTAATTGTTCCTTCAAAATCTTTTCTCAAAAAGAACGTAACAACATTTCCAGTAAACCATCTATCTGAATCTTGGATCGCAGTCATTGTAAAAAATGGCAAATCGTATCTATCTATTGGATGTGTAATCATTGCCGACCAGCCTTCTGGCATTTTAGTACCCCATCGCATATCCCAAACAAAATGTATTGGATAACACCCAGAAGGAACTGGAAGTTCTAAGTGTCCACGCATCTCAATTGGTCTTGGTGCATCTTCATCCCACCAAATATCTGGTCTATCTGGATCATCTGTTTTTGCAACATGAACATCTGTAGGAAGTAAATAGTGATATCCGCAGGTAATAGCATCAAAGAATGGCATACAATGCTTTACGCTAATTGATGCTGAATCTGCTCCACGATTATTCATTATTGATAGTCTATCAATTTGATCATTCATCTGATAAATAGGTCTATCTTTCCACCAATCTGGAAGATTATTAATTGCTGGTTCTGGACCAGGTGTAGTATTTATATATGCAGTAGAAGTATAAAACTGAACAGTTAAGTCCTCTAGTGGTGCTGGGTTTGCATATTTTTCTTCAAACTTATCCATTAATTAAATACCTTCTTTTCCCACATCAATCTTTTATATGCTCCACCAAACTTGTGTCTTAATTTCCACGGAATAGAGCCAAGAACTTTTAAATCTGGTTTTTCTAGAATATTTGATTCCCACTCTTCTCTTTTATATGGTATACACTGAACTAGTGGTGTGCCTGCCTCAAGTATTCCCTTAAATCCTCTTTTAATACGCATTGAGAATGGCCCATCTGAGGGATATAAATCTGTATCTACAATTGCTGGAACAATTTCAAATGGTAGACTTGTATGAAATGATGGTTGTATAAATAATGTACTGTAACCCTTTGATGTAGCAACTACCCACATAGGATGAATTCTAAATATATCCTCCATCCACTCTTCTTTATCAAAATCCCAACCCTCTACCTGCTCTTGTGAATGAACTGCAACAGACTCTTTATGTGCGTCATGAACTTGCCAAGTTAATTTTGGTCCTGTTGCATCTACATAAATATCACAAGGAGTTTTTAATAAATATCCTGTTGACAAAAGATCCAGTATTCCAGGACACTTTTTTACAGTTTCGTTATACTGTCCCCGTATAACCTTTTTTTCTCCATTAACATATGGATGAACTTTTCTCCACCAGGCTGGTAAATTTTTAACCATTGGTTCTGGTTTATGTGTATATTCAATAACAAATTCATTTTTAGGAATAAAGGTTATTTTCTTTTTATTGCTCTTCATAAAAATCTACTTTCATATATAGAATAGTTGTGTCATGCTTTATATAATGCATAGCACTCTTTATACCTCGCTTAAATATTACTGGCACATCAACCACTCCCTCTTCAGTTTCTGGAATATCATTAGTATCAATAACTGTTTCTGGTGACTTCCAGTATACCATATCCTCATTAGTGAAAAATGTTAGTTTGGCTGGTTTTTGAGGCAACCACCTTATTTTCCATACATATATTCTTGGACACCATTCATCATCTAGATCTTTTTCATTTACAAAATTTTTAGTTATATCAACATATCTATATAGTGTTCTTGTAATAAATTTATATTCATTGCCACGAATAATAGTTCCCGAATTTTCATACTTATGTTCAAATGGCTTAAGGTGTGGATAAGCATCAGCAGAAATGTTTATTTTATAAAGATTGTCTTTAATATTAATTGGAGGCTCTACAACTTCATGGGTCCATCTATTCTGAGGAACAAATAGGTGTTTTTCTTCACGATATTCTTCTTGCCAATCTACCTCATATTGTGCAAACTGCGATGCCTCATAATTTTCCTCACTTTGTACTTTTTCACTATACTTTCTAGTAAATGCAGCAATTTGAGGACTTATGCTATAGGGAGTGGCACTGCCTATTCTTTTTTCATTAAGCGCTATTATGCTATCTGGAATTACAAATGGTTCATTTGACCATTCATCAGAATAATAATTATGATTTGGAAGTCTAGTCACTTCTATGACTATTCTACTGAGTCATACACTAATGCTGTATTAGTGAAGAACATGTCGTATGGCTCACAGTTGATAGTATAGACTCTATCAATATAAGCAATAACTGATGCAGAACTTACTGGAGACCAGTCCATAGTTGCAGAGTTATACACCTCATATGTTGTATCTATATCCGTAGAGTTCATAAACTTTACGATACCGTCTTTTTTAGTTAAAATCCAGTGGCTTGTAGAAAATATGTCTCCATTGATAGACACTGCTTCTGCAGAAACCCTGCTTGATACTGATACAACTGTTGTTTCTACAATACCGTTTCCAGAAAGTGCCTCTGAATACCATGTTGCAGGATCAAAGTTTTCCATATTTATTTCAGATACATCTAGCGATAGAAGGATGTCTCCAACTTTTACATTTTCTGCAACTATAGTTCCTGTTGGCGTTAGGATACCTGTTTGTCCACCAATTGAGTATCCACGATGTCCGAATGAATGATAGAATCCACCGTAACTGTGTCCGAATCCGCTATATCCGTGTCCGAATCCATGATAGAATCCACCGTAACCGTGTCCGAATCCGCCATAGTGTCCGAATGAATGATAGAATCCGCCATAGTGTCCGAATGCGGCATAGTGTCCGAATGAATGATAGAATCCACCGTAATATGCTGCATAGTGACTAAAGCCATGATAAAACGATGCATAGTGAGTAAAACTGTGGTAGAAGCCATGATAGAATCCAGCATAGTGACCAAAGCCAGCATAGTGGGTAAATCCAGCATAGTGGGTGAAGCCAGCATAGTGGGTAAATCCAGCATAGTGGGTAAATCCAGCATAGTGGGTAAATCCAGCATAGTGACCAAAACCATGGTAGAAACCATGATAGAAACCAGCATAATGGCTAAAGCCAGGGTATACATAAATATAATAATTGATACCAATTGTAGTTCCAAAAGGAACAATAGTACCAGGTGTTATATTTTGTGAACCCCATCTTTGATCTAAACCACTATCAGAAGTATTTGTAGAACTTTCTGAATAGAACAAACCAATATTAGATAAATATGATTGGTATGAAGATCTTGAGTAAGATGTGTCAAATGCAGGTACTGCCGACTTTCTTACTGTTCTACCTCTGCTTCTTGATAGTGCCATTTAAATCAATCTCCTTATTTTTAAATTATACTACTATTTATGCTGAGAGGTCACCCATTACCACGAAGGTATTGGCTGCTCTCTTAAGAATTGTTGCAGAGGACCATTGAGCACGTAACTTCAACCCTGGAGTTGCATTTACGGTTACTCCAGCACCTCCAGCAACTGTAACCTGTGAAGATCCAGTTTGAATAACATCCATAGATGCTCCAACTGGCCAGAAAGAGTTATCTGCAGGAATTGTTATTGTTCCTCCAGCGCTCATTTCACGAATGTTACTGACATCTGCAGAAACAATTGTGTGTGATCCACTCATTGTATTAATTGTTGCTGCATTATCAGCCTTTGTTGCCAAAGTTGTTGAAAGAGCAGTTCCACCAAGAGTTACCGATGATGCTGCTGGTAAAGCAACCGTTCCAGTAAATGTTGGGCTTGCAGTTGGTGCTTTTGCTGCAAGTGATGTAGTTACTGTTGATGCAAAGTTAGCATCATCGCCAAGGGCTGCAGCAAGTTCATCAAGAGTATTTAGTGCTGCTGGTGCTGATGCAACAAGATTTGCTACTGCTGTTCCAACGAACTCTGTTGTAGCAATTTGAGTTGTATTGGTACCTGCTGTTGCTGTTGGAGCAGTTGGTGTTCCAGTCAATGCTGGGGACGCAATATCTGCTTTTAGAGCAATTGCAGTTGCAGATGTTGTAATTGCGTCTGTTTTTGCATTATCTGCATAAGACTTTGTTGCAAGATCTGCAGTATTAGCGATACCATGAACATTTGTTGTTGCATTCGCATGTCCTGAAGCAGATGTTGCACTTGTCTGTAAAGATGTAATATCAGACTCTGCTGCTGTTACTCTTGTATCAATTGCATCAACATTTGTATCTAGAGTTGATAAATTTGTTTGTAATGTTGTAATATCTGAGTTAGCATCTGACAAATCGCTTTGTAGAGTGCTTATATTAGACTGTGCAGAAGTTAGACTAGAATCTAAATCAGAAACATCAGACTGAATACCAGAAATTGTGGTATTAATTGATGAAATATCTCCCTGGACTCCAAGAATTGTAGTATCAATTGATGAAATATCAGATTCAGTGGAATCGACTCTTCCATCTAATGAAGATATATCTGTTGCAATATTTGATAAAGTTGTATTTATTGTTGAAATTGATGCAGAATTTCCAGTTATAGTTGATTCTGCTGCGTCTAAGCGTGTATCAAGTTCTGTTAGGCTATTTGTTTGTGAAATATCATTTGCCTGAAGAGTTGCAACATCTCCATTAATACTTGTAATTGATGTATTTATTGATGTAACGCTTGTTTGCAAATCTGCTACATCTTCTGCAATACCTTGAACATTTGTAGTAATTGTGTCAAGACTTCCATCTGTTGATGTTTCAAGCGCTAATATTCCTGCAGATAACACTTCGACCTTGTCTTGAACAAATGCTGTTGTTGCAGGTTTTGTAGAGTCATCTGATGACTGTGGTGTTGGAACATTAACCTCTCCAGCAAATGTTGCTGCATCAAATACTGCAGTTCCTGTAAAAGTAGGAGATTCTAGTGGTGCCTTTGATGCTAATTGTGTTAATGATGCCTTATCTGCCAATGCTGCAGTTACAGAGTCGGCATAGTTTGGATTATTGTTGAAGGCTGCTGCAATTTCATTAAGTGTATCTAGTGTTGTTGGAGCAGCGCCTACAACCTCTCCAATTCTTGTATTAATTTTATCTGTTAAATATTGATCTGGAAGTTTATCACTTGGAATTAAACCAGCAGAGTCTAGTGTTACAATTCCACCTACTCCGTCAAGACCATCTAAATTTTTAAAATAGGAGAGAGCAGACCATGTTGAAGACCCGTTTCCAATTTTGAACTGGTTGGTATCGGTTTCAAATCCGATTTCTCCTGCTGCTAAAGTTGGATTCGCTGCAGTCCATTGTGCTGCGGTTCCTCTTCTCTGTTGCATTCTAATTGCCATATTTATCTCTCCTTAGTACATTTAAGTACATTATATTTCATTTTTTTTATACTCCGCCACCATCAAGTACTAAGTTTCTACTTGCTAGTGCTTCGATAGCAGCATCAACGAACGCTGTTGTTGCTACCTGTGTTGTGTTTGTTCCTAATGCTGCGGTAGGTGCAGTAGGAGTTCCAGTCAATGCTGGAGAAGCCAAAGGGGCCTTAAGAGCAAGATTATTTGTAACTGTTGTAAAGAATGCTGGATCATCTCCAACTGCTGCTGCTAACTCATTTAATGTGTCAAGAAGAGCGGGAGCGCCATCAATTAGATTTGTTATTGCAGCACTATCAGAAAAATATGTAAGGTTTGCCCAACGATTGCTGCCATCACCTATTTTAAATTTATTTGTGTCTATTTCAAAGCCAATTTCACCTGCTGCAAGTATTGGGTTAGCAGATGTCCATGTTGAGGCAGTTCCTCTGCGCTGTTGCATTCTTGTTGCCATTTATATCTCTCCTTGTGGTATTTCTACCATGTATTTCTTTTCCTATTATAACATCAATTTTTAATTGAAGTTATCTGTTGCTACTCCACCATCATATAATACGCTCCAAGAGGAACTATTTGGATCCCCAGCATCCTGTCCAGGTGCTTGAGGATCATATGATGTACCAGCATCAACAAAGTTAGTAACTATTAAACCATTGCCATCAATTGATGTATCGTGGATATGATCTGGAAGATTTAGTGTATCCTCTACATTTGCTACTGTTAACCAGGAACCACTGTAGTATACATTTACTCTTTCTGTTACTGTGTCAAACCATAAATCTCCATTATCTGGTGTAGAGGGAGCGGTAGCCCCAACTTCCATACCGCCAATTACTGAGTCAACGTATGCCTTAGTAGCAGCGTGGCTAGAATCTGTAGGAGTTCCTACAACTACCGTTCCTCCGAACGAACCGCCACCAGCGACGATAAGTCCATTTTTAACCTTGAAGTCTTTGTTGACTGTTGCCAAGATTACCACTCCCTCTTTTTATTTATTTTTTATACTAAAAGTGTTCCAACAACAGAAACTGTTGAGTTATTGTTGCCAGTTGTTACACGAAGGCGTACATCTGAACCACTTACATCTGCTGAAACAGATCCAAGTGAACCGTTTGTTCCTACCATCGCATATTCTGTTACTGCTACATTATCAGAAGAATCTAGAGTTAAAATAACTTTTGAAACATCTGTATGTGAGCCATTTGCAATCTTTACAAGGAATTCGGCAGAACGATAGTTTGCTTTGTCCCATGAAACTGCAGTACTTGTGCTTGCAGTTGCAACTTCTGCAGATGCTGCTACCTGCTTTGCAACAGAAGCAAGTTCTACTGCAGGGAAGTCAGGTGTGACTGCCTCAAGAGCAGATACTGCACGAGCATTTGTAAAGTACAGATTTGATCCTGGTCCAGTTCCTTCAACAAGATCGTTAGTAGTTGAATCTGCTACACCGTTTTCTGCGGTAATTGTAAGGCCAGATCCGTTTCCAGTAATCTGAATATTTTGAAGAGTTGCACCAGTTAGAAGTTCTGCTGCTGCAGTCTTAGCACGAGCAGATGTGTGATAAAGATTGCTTGAGCCTTCTGCTACATCGTCAGTATCAAGGGTTACACTTGAACCAAGGCCTGTATCAAAACCGTTAATGGTAATTGAGTCATTTACAAGTGATGCATTAGCAATGTTTGAAATTGTATTGCTTGAGCCATCAATTGTCTTATTGGTTAGTGTCTGAGCATCAGATGTTCCAACGATTGTTCCTGTTACACCATGAACGCCAGTTGTAGCATTCTCGTGTGCTGTAAGGTTTCCAGAAACTGTTGTGATTTGTCCATCTGTGTAAGTTCCTGCTGCTGCTACAGCGTCTGTTTCTGCTGTATCAACATAAAGTTTGTTTGCTGCATCTCCATTAGATGTTGGTGCTGCAAGGCTTGTTACCTTGTTTGTTCCACCAAAATCAAGGTTGCCAGTCATGCTGTCTCCAGCCTTGGCTACCTTC